GCAACACGTGCGGATCATAGAACGGCACGATAAACAAACCGCCCGTCGGGCCGGTGTTGGACCCCTGCGACGGGTTCACTCCGTCGTCAATCGTCAGCCCGCTACCGGTGAAGACGCCGAGACTGGTCGCGAAGGCGCCATAGACACCGGGACCAGTCGGTCCAACCGGTCCAGCGACACCAGCATGACCGGTGTTACCTGTATTGCCAGTGGACTGCCCGGTGGGGCCAGTAACGCCGGCGGAACCCGGATACATCGCAGCGCCGGTCGGCCCCTGCGGGCCAGAATACCCGGGCCACCCAGTTGCGCCGGTCGTAGCATTAAGGCCAGTCGCGCCAGTCGGACCGGTGTTACCACCTGTACCCTGCGCGTTGTTAGGGCCAGTCGGCCCCGTCATCCCGGCGGCACCGGTCGGTGTCACAGGATACAAGCCAGTCGGCCCCGTCGAACCGGTGTTCCCGGTCGGACCACCACTCAAGCCAGTGTTACCAGTCGGGCCAGTGCTCTTGCCGGACGGACCAGTCGGACCCAAAGGCGCAGTTCCCGTGTATCCAGTAGGACCAGTCTTGCCAGTCCCACCAGTCGGGCCGCCCACATTGGTGAAGTTCGCTGTGCAACCGCCGTTATTGATGATGCCCACGACCTGAAAGAGGTCGCGGCGGATGCCGTCCAGATTGGTGTAATTCCGCACCGAACGGATGCCGACCACACCGCCGCCAGTAACACCGGCCATTGTAGCCTCCATCAATTACCCAGCGGACACAACCAACGTTCCGGAGCTATTCCAGACAGCACCGAGGATGTGAGGATCGGCCTGCGGAGCGACGAACAGGAAGTTCCCGCCCGCAGTTCCGGTAGCACCAGTCGCGCCGGTCGGACCAGTCGGTCCGGTCGCGCCGCCCGCCGAACCTGCCGGACCCGTCGAGCCAGTTGCGCCAGTTGCGGCGGTGGAGACGCCCGTCGGACCCGTCGGGCCTGTATAACCCGTCCAGCCAGTCGTGCCGGTTCCCGGAGGACCCGCGGACCCGGTCGGACCGGTCGGACCCGTCGCGGCCGTCCCAGCCGCCGTCGGGCCAGTTGCGCCAGTGGGGCCGGTTGCACCACCCGCGGGGCCAGTCGGACCCGTGAAACCTGTCGGACCCGTGCCCGCGCCCGCGGCGCCGGTCTGTCCGGTCGGCCCCGTAAAACCCGTCGCACCAGTCGGCCCTGTAAGGCCGGTCGCGCCCGTGGCGCCCGTGGCGCCCGTATTGGCCGCAGGACCGGTCGGGCCACCGATGTTGCCAAGGTTCACGAGATCAACCACCTGCTTCAAGATGATGCCGATGGTATTGAGGTCGTAGAACCGCGATGCACGGATTTGAGCCATGACCCTTACTCCGGTTTCCCCGCTAAGTTAGAAAACGGGTCTCATAATTCGGTACCGACCATCTGTACACGTGGCAAGTTAAGATGACGTTACGCTTTCGCGGTGAAGTCAAGATGGCCGACCACGTCGCCGGCTGATGCCTTGGTCGAGCCGCCAATAGCCGTCACAACGGCATATGCCAAACCATTGTACATCGGGATACCCTCAGCTAAAGCCGGACTGATCTGGCTCGTTCCCTCGTCCGCGGTTCCGGCGGTGGGGATCGGAAACTCGCGTGTCGGGACATCGGTCCCAAGGATTGGCAACCGAGCGAGGTCAAAAAGCTGAACGACCCGGGGATTGGTTGCGACATGGTTGTAGGCGAACAGGGACTTCACAAGGCACGGCCCCTGATACACTAAGGTCGGCCCCGGGGCGACAATCTTGCCAGCCGCGTTCGGGTCAGCGATGTTGATCTGGTTGTTGACACTCATGACACTCTCCTTACCCGTTTCCGCCCTGAATGGGCACGGCGCCGGGACCTTTCGGTTTGCCGGTCAACGCAGTCGTCGGCCCCATATGGTTAGTCGCAAGCTGGGTCGGCCGGGACCCCTGCGCGCGCGAAGCTGCTTGGTTCATATTCGTGGCCGGGCGCTCGGCGGCGGCGGGGTCACCGGGGCCACCTTTCCCTTGCGGCGCGCCGCCGGGCTGGGCTTCACCGCCGGGCGAACCACCCGCGCCGGGTTGCCCCGGCGGGGTGCCAATGTGCGTCGGTGGTCCCATCGGAAGACGCTCGTCCGTCCCGAGAATGCCTGACGTAATTTCGGTGGTGATGCGTTGGACACCCGCCTTCACGCCGGCGTCCACGCCCTTGTTCACCGCCTCAACCGCACCCGCATTCGCCGCGTTCTGCGCCTCCTGCTGCTGCATCTGATCAAGCTTGTCGTCATCGGGGACAATTTCGTCGCCCACAAGACCAATCGTATTCGACACCGAGCGAAGCACCTTACCACGACCGGCGATCCCCATGATTTTCTGGTCAAGCGGGTTAGCCGTGGTCTGGAGGAACTCGATCTGGCGCTGCCGCTGCGTCTCGCGCTGGATCGCGACGTTGACGCCGAGGACGCTGACGCGTTCTTCGCCCGTCAGAAGGCCACTCGTATCCGTGAGCAAGACTAGATCGAACAGTTGCAGAAGTGCCTGTTCCATCACGTCCCGATCGATGTTCGCCGAAACTGTCTGCAAGATTTTTGAAGCGTTACCCATAAGCATCGCCAGCCCGCTGGCTGTGCGCCCAGCACCGGAACCCGCTTGGCCACCAACATATTTCGGGATAGCCGACACGTCATCTGCGACCTCAGTAAAGTACTCCAACACCTTGATCAACTTCTCAGAATTATCCATCGGCTGAAAGAAGCCGATCGGCTCTTTCTGGGCGCCCGAGCCCGCTGCCATCGGGTTGCGCTTGGCATGCCACCGCTTCCAAGGATACATATCCTCGGAATTGTCACTGGGGTCCACTTGTTCATCATCCACAACCACCTGCGGTCCCGACGCGATCGAGAGGTTATTGATCAGTGACCGCAACGTGGCGTTTGCGCCTTCCTGAATATCGGTCAGGAGGTCGGTAAGGCCATTGCCTACCGGCGTCCCGGGAACCTTTTCATAACTCGTGATGAAATACGGATGCCGCATACGGGGGCTCGGCGAAAGCTGCGCCTTGATGACATGCGCGCCAACGCACCACACCTGAACATGATAGTCCACAAGATCATCCGGAACCGCGAGCCCGTAATCCTGCAAGACACGACCCTGCACGTTGCCATTGAACTCCATCATGCTCATCATTCCGGACCGGTTCCACGCCGGGTTCTCGCGACTTTCGAGGACAGCGCGCTCAGCGTCCGTCGTGTCCCAGTTGTCATAGAGGCCGCCGCGGCCATATTCGTCCAAAACAGCCTTAATTTCGTCCTGATTGTAGCCCGGAAGGGTAAGTAGCTCATTCAATTCTGCACGGGTGATCTGCTTTTTTTCGATAACACTGGCGTTCTCGATCGACGCCACGCCGGGTGTCCACCACAGGTCAAACGGCGAAACACGCTCCCATGTGAGCGTCGGCTTCATTTCAATGGTCGGCTGTCCCCCTCCACTCCATGAGAGGGTCGGAATGACGCGAACCACAGGTCCCTTAATGCAACCAAAAGGGAAAATTGGAAGATCAACAAGGAACTCGGCCAAGGCATGATAAAAACCTCCCTCGCGCAGGATTTCATCGATCTTGTCTTCAGCGTCCTTGGCTTGGTCGGCGGCCTTCTTCTTGGCCGCATCGGACGCACTTTCAAGCAGCATTCGCTTGCGCTTGTCCAAGTCAGACTGCCCGGGCGGCTTCCCCAGTGTTTGCTGGATCATTTGCTGTTCAGACTTAATAAGCTGATCGATGCTTTGAAGAATTTCGGGCGGAATGTCGCAATCGGACGGCGGCTTAATGGCCCACGCCCGTTCGGAATTGAGGTAAATATCCCTAAGAAGCGAACTTGCTGCGCGGCATTTCTGCGCGATCAAGCGCATGTATACCTGCGAGCCACCCCAACGGCGAATTTCTTGGAGCTTGCTTTCCTCGTACTGCCCATTAAAAGCCCGAAGGGCAACGAGCAGTCGGTTCGACCAGCCGGCCTGCGTATTCCGGTGATTGCGCATAATCTCGAATTGGCCCTTGATATACGAGACCAGCGTGCTAACGTCCCCCTGCGCAATAACTTGCTGCGCGTTCTGCGTGGCCTGCGCCTGCGAGGTCGCGTTCTGTTGATCTTGCGCGTCAAGGGCGGCCGGGGGCACAACCTGAATGACGCCATTTTGGCCGAGCGAGTTCATAAATCATCCCTTAACGCATAGAGGTTAAAGAAACGCTCATGACACAGATCGTCCCCACTGTTACCGTGCCGGTAACAATCCCCGAACTGGGCGTGCCGCTCACCCCGGCGCTAGCCGCGGGTTTAGCGCGAGAGATCGCAATCGGGTTGCGTGAGCTTCCGGAAATCCTAGAGGCCTACAAAATATCGGCCGAGACTTACGAAAAACTTAAAGCGCATGAGTTCTTCCAGAAGCTGGTTGACTTGTCCCGGATCGAATGGCATGCTGCGGCCAATACCCAAAACCGTCTCGCTTTGGAGGCGGCCGCCACGGCGGAAGCTATCATGCCCGCGGTTTACGCCCGAGCGATCGACCCGAAAGAACCCCTCAATCACGTAGTCGATTATCTGAAATGGCTGGCGGACGTGGGCGGCTTGAAGCATGACGCTAACAAAGGTACTCCCGGTGAACGGTTCCAAATCACCATCAACCTTGGCGCTGATACGAAGATCGAGTTCGACGGATCAAAAGCGCCAATCGGCGGCGATCCCAATAATCTCCCGGCCCTTCCGCTGCCTAGCTTTGATGACAAAGAAGACCGCGTATGAACAAAGACTGGCGGTACAACCATTCCCCGAAAGGGCGCGCGCGGATGCAACGATACCGCCAGTCCCCGAAAGCGAAAGAAGTAAATAGGTTATTCGATCAAACCCCTAAAGGGGCACTCCGCAAACGTAAATATAACATATCCCCGCTCGGTCGCGAGCGTAATTGGAGATACGACCATGAAAACCGACGCCGACCGTCTCGCCGACGCGCAGGAGATCATTCGCAAAAAGAACCTAGAAGTGAACAATCTACGCGGCGCAGTGGCTAAACTTCAGCGAGAGCATGACAACGCGGAAGAAATTCGTAAGGTTATCTTCGATATCGCCGAACATGATCCCGAGCCGGTGAAGTGGCTTCCGACACGCGGGTCCGCGCTCACACACCGCGGCGGTCCGTGCGTCATCTGGTCGGATTGGCATTATGGCGAAGTCATTGACCCGGATCAGGTCGGCGGCGTCAATACGTTCAACGCTGATATCGCGACCACGCGCGCCAAGCGCCTCGTGGATACCACGATCGATCTCTGCTTCAATCACATGGGCCGCGCTGACAAGACCTATCCGGGCATCGTCGTGATGCTCGGCGGCGACATGATCGGCGGGAACATTCACGAGGAACTTGCCGAGACCAACGATCGCACTCCGATGCAAGCAGTCAACGACCTCACTGATCTATTGGCCGGTTGCATCGATAATCTGGCTGCCAAATTTGGGCGTGTACGGGTCCCGTGTGTTGTAGGTAATCACGGTCGAACAACGCTTAAGCCGCGACTGAAAAGCGCCGTCTATCACTCTTACGACTGGGGTATCTACTGCAACCTCAAGCGCCATTTTCGTAGCACACAAGCGGTTCAGTTCCTTATTCCAAATGAAACCGACGCACGCTTCGACGTGTATGGACACCGCTACCTTCTCACCCATGGTGACAACCTCGGCGTGAAGGGCGGCGACGGCATCATTGGCGCGATCGGCCCGATCATGCGCGGCAGCATGAAGGTCCGCACAAGTGAAGCCGAGATCGGCCGCGACTTCGATACTGCCTGCATCTGCCACTGGCACCAATATATCACGCTCCCCGGGCTGATCGTCAACAATAGCCTCAAGGGATATGACGAGTTCGCCCGGCTGCGGTTGCGCGCGAAGTATAGCGTCCCCTCGCAGGCGCTGTGGTTCACGCACCCGGAACACGGCATTACCGCCCATTGGCAGGTGTATCTGGAAGGCCGCCAGCGCGCCGAGCAGAGTAAGACGTGGGTAGCTTGGCAGGAATAACATGTCCTTTGTATATAACGCGTCGCGCACCGTCGCGGCCATGTCGAAGTGTGAAGCCTTCGGCCGGCTGATCGCTGGACCCGTCGGCTCCGGAAAGACCACCGGCGTCATCGTTGAAATGCTACGACGGGCGATTGAACAACACCCCGGGCAAGACGGCAACCGTTACACTCGTTTCGCGGTCGTCCGGCAAACCCTCAAGCAGTTGAAGGACACCGTCCTTAAAGACTGCGACACGTGGCTCGCCGCGAACGGGATTGGCTACTGGAAAATTTCTGATAGCACATACCATATTAACTTCGACCGCGTGCGGAGCGAGTGGATATTCCTCCCACTTGAAGACGCCGCGGATCAAGGACGCCTCCTGTCGATGCAGCTTACCGGCTCATGGTTGTCGGAGTGCATCGAAATGGATATCTCCATCCTCGGCCCTTTGTCCGGCCGTATCGGGCGATATCCGTCCGGCGTGAAGGGCGCGCCGACATGGAACGGCATCATCGCCGACACGAACTTCCCAGCCGAAATGACGCCGTGGTGGGAGTTCATGGAACGGGCGCCGGAAGACTGGAAAATTTTCAAGCAGCCAAGCGGGCTCGCGTGGGACGCCGAGAACCTCGACTACCTGTTGCAGACTGACGATACCATGAAATTGCCGTTAGGCCATCCCGACCGCATCGCGCGCGGGCGCGAATACTATAACCGTATCGTACGGCTCCACGGGATTGAGAGCGATTTCGTCAAACGCTACGTCAAAGCCGAGTATGGCGATGACCCGAGCGGGCGCGCTGTCTTCCGGGAGACCTTCCGTCGCAAATGGCATGTGGTCGATGACACGAACGTGATGCCCGGGTATCCGATCATCGTGGGGCAGGATTTTGGACGTGACCCATGGAGCTTAATTTGCCAACCCGATCATCTTGGGCGTATCCTCGTGCACGAGGAAATCCCCGCCACTAACATCGGTCTGGAGAAGCACTGCCAAGATCACCTACGAGCGCGACTGCTTCAGTCAAAGTATATGGGATGCCGCGTTGCGCTGGTCGGCGATCCCGCCGGCGTAGCAAAGAGCACGCATTCGGAAGAAACCAGCTTCGACCTCCTGAAACGGCTCGGCTTCCCGTGCTTCCCGGCGCCGACCAATGACCTCGATCCGCGCCTGCGCGCCGTGGAGAGCTTCCTTGGGCGGCATACCAACGGCGGTCCCAGCATGCTGATCAACCGTGTGGGCTGCCCGCACCTGATCCGCGCGCTCGACGGCGGTTACCGGTTCGAGTTCGCCAAGGCGTCCGGCATTAGACGCGACATTCCTCGTAAGGATGAATACTCGCACGTGACAGACTGCCTTCAGTACGTCTGCCTCGTCTGCCACGGGGGCACGCTGCAAGCGATTGCCGCGCGCATGATGCCACGACCGCGCGTGCACGGCCCGAGAATTTCCCCGGCCGGTTGGACTTAATGCTTCCAGAAGGCGGTCACGAGGCCGCTGAAGACGCTACCGATCGCCGCGGCAGCAATCGTGATAACTGTGAGCAGCGTCCCGGTGACGCCGCTATGGCGCGCGCGATCCTGCTCCAGTGCGGCGATGCGCGAGTTGAACCCACCCATCGTCACCTGCATGTCACGACGCATATCCGCAATGGCGGTCGAGGTCTGGCTCTCGAACCGGTCCATGCGCGACGGCAGCGTGCGCACGGTGGCGTTAATCTCACCCAGCATGAAAGTCGCATCGCGGCCGAGGGCCATGCGATTATCGCGGCTCTCGCCGACTTCATCCCGTTCTTCACTCATGGAACCGCCTCCATTACGGCAGCGGTAACAGACATACCTTAAGACGCCGTAATCAGCGACGCGCGTCCCGCCCGGGCGTTGCTTCGACCCCCATGATCGAACAGCCCGCCGTGAAGACGCCCTTGGTGCCCTTCTCGACAAGCACCTTGGCCTCGTCCAACGCCTTGGTCTGGCGCTGAATACACTCGTCATAGGTCATCGGCTCCGACGTGCGCACACGCGGTTCCTCGCCCGGGGGCGAATAGATCATGACCAGCACAGCAAAAACCTTGAACATGACACCCTCCTTAGTGGCGCAACGCTGGCGCGTTGGCGACTTCCTCGATCAACTCCATCTGTCGCCCTAGCTTCTCCGTTTCGAGGTCAGTCTCACGGCACAGATAGGAAATCGTCTTGTTGATCGCTTCTTCATCAAGCTGCTGCTGGGCCAGCATCCCGCTCGTCATGTCAAGCACCTGCGCCCGCGTCACCAACCCGTAAACAGTCAGCGCGGTTTGTAGGAACTGCGCATATGCCTCAGGCGTCATGTTTACATTATGCGCATAGAGCAGCGCAAGGAACACGTTCTGCTTGACTTGA